CTATTAAGATAATTGTTATTGAATTTACCAGATATAGCAGTATCATATGCAGATTTATTATTAACTTGCATTAAAGAGGCTTCCTATAACTGCTATTTTAACTATTCATTAGTAGGATCCTGACTTAACTGTCTAGATAATTCTATTACTGCTTTACTAGAGTTTATATAATCTTTTAGGCTGATTAAGGTATTATAATCCTAATCAGCCATTATATACTCTCCTAACTTAGCGTCTCTTTCAGTTTGTGCTTTCGTTAAATTCCAATCATAGAACGCGTTAGAAGCCCAATCTGTAAAGCCATAATTATCAGGTGCTTCTTCATAGTTAGCATCTGGATTAGCCATACGACGCATATACTCCTCAGTATTAATCTGAGGAGCTATCATAGCATCATACATTGCTGTTCTTTGTCTAATACCATCTATTAACGATGTATCGTATACTTTCTTTTTCTTTGCCATATTTATCTGCCTAATAATTGTTGTGCTGATGTCTGGTATTCATCTTTAGCCTGAGAAGACCCCCCAATACCGCTAGAAGATCCGCCTTGCCATCTTTGATTTACTCTTTGCCAATATTCTGAGGATGTATATGAATTTGGTAACGTTCTATAAGCATCTACTTCATAGTATTCAACTCCATCTTCTCCTACTACTTCAGTTACTTTAGAAGCACCAAATTGTTGTTTGAGAGCTCCTTTAGTAGTCTATCTACCAAATGGCATAGAGTAACTAGAGGCCATTTCATTAAACCATATGGGATTATTTATCCACATGCCTGTTCCTAATGATTCTTCAATTCTTTCCTTGGGTATTCTAAGTTTGCCAGATAAAGCCATACTTCCAGGTCCAGTCTTTACTACTTTATTATTTGGTATAAATTGAACTCCACTTAACTGACCACTTTCTACTAATTCTCTAAATGGAAAACTAGTGTCTCTTCCTATACCGGCATCTCTACGAGCTCTTCTACCAGGTCCTTCATTGCCAGCAATCATACTAAATACCGTTTCTGGTAATAAGAATCCTTCTGTAGTGTTAAATTGATATCCCTAATGTTTAATACCGTCACTATCTTGTATTTCTGTAGATAATGCTCCAACACCCGTTAATAAGTCGTCTTTGTCAAGTAGACCAACAGGAGCGCTTACTTTGTTAAGTGCAGAATTTACTCCTTTTAAATAAGATTTAGTATTAAACTCTTTACTATCTTGACTAGTTAATGGAGAGAAACCAGCTACTCTCTAAAATTCATCTCTTACTACATGTTTGCTAGCTAAACCAACCATCTAACTCTATAACTGCTGAGCTCTGTTGCTAGCAGCTACTGCTGTTACATAATCTTCATCATTACCAGTTTGTCTATATCTAGCACTATACTCATTAGCTGCCTATACCATGGATCCGTATTCATTCTGCATTCTATCTATATTGCGCAGACCTTTGCGCGCATCATCCGCAATTTTACTATTTGGATACTTAGTGATCAAACTAGATATATAATCTCTATAACTATTAAATTTATTACCTATACCAGACATAGTATTTCTAGTAATGCTATCGTTTAAGAAATCTAATCTAGTAGGATTAGGTCTTATTACTTCTTCATTACTGCCCCTGTTACTTTGTTTAGCCATAGCTAACCAATATGGATCTACAGTATCTTGATTCACAATTCTATCTCTCTGTGAGTCAGCTATCATTCCTACGAATCTCTATCTAGCTAATTCAGTATTACCTCCAGAAGCGTCTAATGCTTCTCTATAATACTGTTGACCCTAAGGCGTACTAATTAAATCATTAAACTTAGCATCTGCAATATCGTACAATGTATCATAAGTAATGCCTACTCTATTGTATTTGACTCCATCTTTCCATACAGACCCTATTGAACTAGGTTTAAGATTACTAAAGTAAGGATTAGCTAGTTCATCGGCAGTCATATAACGTAATGGGGTAATTTGATCAAATACTCTTTTACTACCTAAAGTATCATAATTAGGTATATTTGCAGAATCCCAGCTTCGTTTATATCTACCCTCTGCTTCCATTTTAGCTCTCATTTCAAGTCCAGCTCTAAGATTATCAGCACTTTCTTTAAGCAAACTCAATGATCCATAATCTGTATTACTAATAATCGACTGTAAATTAGCACGAAAACCTGCATCTTTTAAGGCATCTGGATTAGAAACTATTTGATTAATAGCATCTTGTACATCTTGACGATTAATAGTTAAATTGTAGTAATTCTATGTGTCTATTGCAGATGGTGATCTAAATTCTCCAAACTTTTGTAACTAAGTATTAAACTATTGTGCAGCCTCATCTACAGCTTGCTTCTACGCTGCCCCTATTCTATATAATTCACCAAAGTTAATAGGTACATATGTATTTAATATAGGAGCTTCCGCTGCTCTATCATATCTATTAGCCTACATTGTTACCTCCTTTTCTTAACCATTTATTAAACTGTCTAATAGTATCTGCTGTATAACCAGATTGCAAAAATGGAGCATACATAGCTAACATTGCATTATCTCTAGCTTCCTGATTACGCATTAACTCTCTATTCTGAGCCCATTGACTTAACTGACTTAAACCAGCTCTACGTATATTTCTAGCAGTAGCTCTATTCTGAGCATTAGCTTCATTAGCCATATTCGTAGCATTAACCCATTGCTGTCCTAAACTATTCATAGTATTAGCATAATCACCTAAGTACTGATTGTTAACATTACTTTCTTGAGATCTTAAACTAGCTATAGCTCTGTCAGTATTAACAGCTGACTGTAATCTATAAGCTAAATTAGCTCCAGTACTAGTATTAATCTGACCAGCATTATAATTACTAGTAGCTCTATTACGGTTTAAATCTTCAATAGCAGGACTAATATCATACCTACGTCTACGCATCGTATTACTAATACTAGTAGCATAAGGATTATATACTGCATCAACTGTTTCAGGTCTACCAGTAAATAAATTAGACATAATAGGAGTTAAAGAAGCTATACCTGACAATGCGCTTCCCACTTTATCAAATAATTTATTACGTCTATCTGCTCTAGTTTCTCTATAACTAATATCATTAGGTGTAGCACTAGGAGACTCTACAGTATCATAGTCTGTATCATACACAGATTCTACTGTTGGAGCGTCATACCAAGTAAACGGTAATTCTGGTTTGCCTTCATCAATTAATCCTGTACTTGTAGAAGGAGTGGTTCTATGTCTTTTAACTGAAGTACTACTAACACTTGTAGGAGTTGTAGTTGATGCAGTTTGAGTATTACTAGGCTTAACAGGTACATGATACCATTGATTATTGCCAGTTCCCCACTGTACACTAGCTCCCCATTTACGATTAGGATTATAGATAGCATCTACTATTCTATCTCCTAAACCAGGTTTAATTTCATCGCCTAAAGCAGCAGCTTGTATCTACTTAGTTTTAGGTTTAATACCTTTACTTTGTTTAACAGATTCCTGCATAGCAAATAACTAATCATGAATCATATTATTATTCATTTCATTTAGTTTTGCTGCATTCTCTGCAAATCTGTCATTATATTTACTTTTCTTCTTTGCCATCATTTTCTCACCAAGTTGTGCAAATGTTTCTTTTCTACCAGGTACTTTAAGTTTATCACTTAGTACTCTACTACCTTCAGGTAAACTAACTAAATTACTATCAGTAGGTTTGTTATTCTCTGGTACTTTACTTATACTTCCATCGGGAGTCTATATTAATTCACCATCATCTACATACGCTAGAGAAGAGGACATTCCTCCATTAGCCATAGTATCTGTATTCATCCCTATCATATCTTCATACGCTTCACTTTGCAGGTAATTAGTACCTTGAACAGCAGCTCTATTGCTATAAGCATTCTTCTTAATTGCTGCTCTTTTCCTACGAAGTTTTCTGTTACCAAATGCTCCAATTAGACCACTACCAAGACTACCTTCATCATAATCAGTAAAAGAAGTCATTCTAGCCTCTTCACCGGATCTACCTATTAGCCCTATGCCTGCTCCTACTGCAGCACCAATTGGACCAGCAACTTGGAAACCAGTAGCTGCACCACTGGCTATGTCACTTACAGATTGTGCAGCAGCTTGCCCCCCTGTAGTAGCGTTAGATTTCTAAAAAGGAGTAGTTAAAGTATTTAATATATCAGGAGCACTTTCAAGCATGTTATTCCCAATTTCTTTGAATTGAGTTCCAAATGCATATGCTGGTACTTTTGTTTTCTTTTTACTTTTCATATCAAATTAATGAATTTCTGTATGTTGTTGTAATCTATGGTATTTCAAAAGTATGATCTATATCAGAATCTAACTCATAATCGCATATCATATACTTACCTCTTAACCTAGCAGGTAACGATAACGCATCTTCATTCTTATCTGCTCTAGGTACTGGGAATCTAAATGTATCTTCTCTATAATCAGTTATTATATGTTGTTCAGGAGTAATAACATTACCTTCTTCATCAAGTTCTTCTTTAGTATGTTCTCTAACTGATTCTTGATGTTTAGTACTGAATTTCATATAATCTATGATATCGTCCTTAATAGACTCTTGATTACCATCTCTGAACTCTCCTTGTAATCTAACATTATCAAATACTTTAGTATAAGGAGCATTCTTATTAATAACTATTTCTAATTTAGCTTTTCTATCCAAAGGAGTTAGCCCTATTACTCCAGTATCATGTATAGTATGCAATTCATTATCTTTTATTGCTACTACTCTATCAGAAATAGGTAACGACCATTTAGGGTTAAATGTATAGAAAGATGTAAATCTACCTAACTATTCATTAAATATCAATGGCTTATTAAGTACATTGAACCATACTTCATTATACTTTTTATCAAACAAAGACACGCATTTAGTTCTATCTTCTTTAATATTTTTATTAAAGTAAGATTGTACCTATTTCTCTTTAGATATTTGACTTACTTGACCAGTATAAGAACACAGTTCATTCTTATCATAGTCATACCAGTATAACACATTATCTGAATTAATTATACTTTTATCATTCTTAATAGACGAACCATTAGTAGTAGTTACGTAGTCGAATCTACTTAATATACCACCAGTACCTAATACTAGTTGATTTACATTATCATCAGTAATAAGTGACCTTTCATTGACAGAAGCTACTCCTACTCCAGTATCTTGGAAATAGAACAGTCTATCCCTAAATACTTTTAGATTGGTTATATCTCCCCACTGATTATCTACATCTAAATAATCAGCTACTTTGAATTTAGACCACTAGTCTATTACTTCATTATTAGTCTTAGCCTATGAAGTCAATATTCTATTAGTATACTTTACATCTTTATCAGCGTATATAGAATTAGGCACATATAATTTACCAGTATTCTACGCAGAATAAACAGAATTATATACAAAGTAAGGAAGATCTTGTACGTGTATATCCTACATCTAAGTAGGCTCTAACTGTAACCAAGAGTCTGCAAAATTTGAACTAGTTACTGTTCTATGAATCTAATCTCCGTGAAATAAATTCATATTAATAGAACTTTCAAATGGTATATAAGCTCCTATGTAATTCTTCATACCATCCCATTCCTTAGCATCAGGCAATTGGAACAACATAGTATTAGGATAATCTAATAGACTTAAATAAGTATCTCCTCCAAATACATACTTACTGTCGTGAGCTGCGATACTTATATATACAGAATTCTGTCTAGATGAGAATGTATTACCACCATATATAGAATTACCATCACGTTTAACATTAAATACAGGAATAGCATTGGTAGCATCAAATGGATGAAGTTCTGAGTATTTATCTGTAGGTACGCTATTAAATCCAGAGAATATATTCTATAACTCAGGTACATGAGCTATAATACACGGACCAGCTGGGCCTTGTAATGATTGATTATCATTGTGAATAAAGTCAGACATAGAGTAATTAGTATAAGTTCTATTACCTATGTTTATTCTTTTAGCTACTACATCTGGAGCTCCATACATATTATAGTCTATATTGGGTGGATATTTAGCGTCTTCAATATAGGATGTAGATTGAGATTGTCCAAAGGTTGGAACAAAGTATTTAGCTATTGAGGCCCCACGGTATACCTTATTACCTCTACTATCTTGATAAGGGAAACCTACAGCTAATACATTAAGACCCCATCTACTACCATAACCTACATATGGAACAGTATCTTGCTGTAATACTCTACCATCTATCTGAGTAACATAATCTGCTGCAGCGAATATACTACGGCTCACACTGTTACCTATAGTATTACCATTAGTATAGTTGTCTTTAAAATCATCAAATTTGCTATCATTTACCTTTCCACCTACAAATGGAGAATAGTATGAACCTATTCTGTCTAGATATACGCTCCCTTCAAATAACTTAGTTACATCATCACCTTGTATGCATATCTCTGGAGATACGAGGCGTATATAATCATTTGCTCTCATAGTAAGAGAGAAATTACCAATATCTTCAGCTGTACCTGTTGATATTGCTAATTGTTCACCAATTAAACTGCAAAAGAAAGGTGTAGGTCTCATCTCTAAACTACTATCCAGTTCAGATCCCTGTCCTACATATTTGTCCTACTCTTGAATTCTATACTCATATATGTAACTACCTACTGTTTGCATAACTACAGTTCTATCACGTTCGGTTCTATCACAACGAACTATCTCGTAACTTACTGCACCTACAGGCATCTTCTTTACTTTGAATTCTACACCTAGAGCATTACCTACAAGAGTGTTGTTTTCATATCTAAACGGAGGCATTTGAGAAGCATGAGGCATTCTAATATCACCTATCCAGAGTACAGGAGAAGCTACAGATTTATCATTATAGAATATTATACCAAATCTATATATTTCATCTCTCTGATAGCCTCTATAATTAGCAGCTATATACGGATCAGCATAATTAGGTATATATGGATTATTCTTCTGCTCTTCAGTAGGCTGTAGTATTTCGGGCATCTTACTATCACCTCTGTTTATATATCTAGTGTTATTTCTAACAGTAGGTACATCCATACTACAGGATTGGTCTAATCTAAACTTATCTTGTTTATTACTTAGATTTATATCTGTAGTTACAAATGAATATTCTATATTGATACCATAACCACCTAGTTCACCTTCCTTATTATATATGTATATATTCTGTGAATTAGATGCATCCTTTGTATATTTTACATTGTTAAATGGATTTATACAGTCATGAGTAGCAGGAATACGTTTAATAGCTTCATCATCTGTTATAGACAGACGAATGTTATTACTATCTAAACTAGATAATAGCTACACACTCCCTTCTGAATTAGCTCTGTAAGCTCTAGCATCATAGTCATTACCATCTTCATCTTCTGGTATCCAAGTATTCTCTGTTATATTAGCTGCAAACAATCTATTTTGCATTTTTGCAAGAGTCTATGCTATAAACTGATAACCAGTCATAGCATTAAATTCTTCTACAGATATATCACTTAAAGTAGCTCCATAATCTACATACTGTATACTTGTTTGACCATTGGGTATATCTATTTCATCTACTATACTAATAGTAGGGGTAGAATTATTCTGTTCATAGAATATACGAATTACTCTTAACTTATTAAAGTCCTAAAGTGATAATTCAGTAGATAACATTACTGATTTGTTAGATGATTTATTCAAGCCAGTACCTTTATATTCAGAACTACCTTGGCTAGTTACACTATTTGTTAAGTGAATTAGCTCGCTCATTGGAGAAGTAACAGTTTCAGTGCCATGCACATTAAATAATTGATAACAATACGTTACCATTCCAGCTTTAAGGTTACCTTCGGATAACCAACGGAATTTAAACGGCAATAAACTTACTACTGGAGTTATTTCTAATGAACCAGGATTGATTATATTCCCATTCTCATCTATAAGATTAGAATTATCTATATACTTATTACTCATTATGTTAACAATCTTAATAGGACTGTTTCCATCAGTAAAGTATATCTTTATATTAGTATCTGATTCATAGTTACCTACAATACTTAGTGTGGGATTTTTAGATAAATCTTCACATAATCCTAAAGCTCCTTTACATACTAATTTGATTTGAGGCATGTTGATATCGAACCCCATTAATCTGTATATCTTATTAATGTTATCAGATGTTTTAGTTATTACTACTGCAATATCATTTATAGTAGTAGTACCTATTATTGTCTCATCTTTAGGTATAATAGTATCGTATCTTCTAGGGTTCTCTATACTTTGTAATACTCCTGTAGTTCCTCCATCATTAGTGATAACACGAACATCCTCAGCATATCTATACTGAGTATCCGGTATCAAATTCACATCTTGGTCCATATTAAGACCTCCTGTAAATGTATTAACTTGTGCAGTATTACTTATCATATCAATCTTAATGCGCTATCTTGGTTATATAATATCTGTTCTTCGCCACTAGTAGAAAAGAATGTATCATGATCATCCATCTCTGGATATAGTTTATGCCATGTATTTTTTACATTCTCTAAATCATCTACAGTAGGCATCATAGCTTCAGCATATGCTTGTTTACGATAGAAGTTATAAGAGTTACGTATATCATAGTAATCCCCCTAGCTTATCTTACCTTTTAATTTCTTAGGATACATTAGTTTCATAGTAACATACCAGTATATAGCTTCTTTATAAGATTCTAAGTCTGGTATCATTGGCATGCTATCTTCATCAGTATATATAGCATAATAGGATATTTTAATGTATCCTCTAGGTACATTAGTCATTATATAACCAGGTTTGGTCATATACTATAAATCATAACTATACATAGTACCGTCTTTATGCCCTATTCTGTTACCTAAATATCTGCCATTTACTGTAGGTACAGTATTCTAGTTTATTAATGCACTTAATGTTTCTCTAAGGTTATTATCCTCATTTAACTTGTCTAACGCTTCTCTATCATTAGTAAGATTAAACATATTTTTAACTAATGGAAACATGGCAGCATCCTGTACTAACATACAAGCTTTACTACAACATTGATTGTCATGTGATACACCGAAACTAGATGTAGCTTTTCTCATAGGTAACCATCCTCCGTTACAACAATATGAGTATGCTACCTAATCTAATTTATATAAATCACATGGTAACGATACTTGATGGCATTCTATTGGAAGTGTTTCTACTTTATGTTCAAACTACTATATAGCTCCTATCTTAAGAATAGCTTCCATTATCCATTCTCTGATATCCGTAATACGGATCTCATCTTCTCTAAGATCGAGATCAGCTATTACTTTAGCTACTACAGAAGCTGAACTAATCATACGATTATTTATCATAATTCTGGGTAATCTTTTGTTTTGTTGAATATTATTTGAGCTAAATTTCTCTTGTTATCTCTTGAAGCTATAAACTAATACTTAGTTTTATTAGTAAGCAAACTGTCTTTCTTTGACCAAAAGAATCTATACTTATAATAATTACTATGGTCATTAAGTAGGTATACAGGCTTACCGGTTTCTTTTGTAGCTTTCCAGTCCCATCTAAGACTCTTGCCTGTGAATTCTTTTGGCTAATGTTTAATGATTTGTAAAGTACCTAATCTACATGGAAACTTGAACTCTTTACAACTGTACATCACCTCATCTCTAATGTACTAAAAATAGTCATTAATGATATTTTTATATGTCTATAAGTCAATATCGTATGGAGTATTAGGTTCTATGTACTATTTATAGCTTTCATAGAAATCAGTAGTAGTATAACTCTTTCTCTAATATTTCATATATCAATTATTTATTACTAACTCTGTTCTATGTATCATCATGCGCATCATTGGTATCATCACTAGGCATAGTAATCATAAAACGTAATTCTCTCTCTAATATCATCTATGTAATAGTTGGTATCATTGCAGACGGTATAGGAAACTCGTTGTCTGGATCAAAGCAAGCATTAAGTTCTGTAGGATCTTCAGCTATTACATCTACACTGATATACTCTAGCTGATTAGAATCACCATCTACGTATATTCTATTATTCTTAACCCACGCAATGTAATCTTTACACGTAGCTTTTCTATACTTCTATAATTTAGCTTTAGTACGGCTACCTATCTAAATTATATTACCAAACATATCACGTACATTTATTACTCCAGGTCTATAGTTAAAGTCTATTAACTTAGGGAGTTCTTTATCTCCCACATAAGTAAAGTAACCTGGTACAGTTTCTTCACGATCTAAACGGATAGGTTCTATAGTAGTAAGATATAATTCATTTATATCTCTACCCTTATCTATATCTTGCTTAATCAACATAGCCCTATAACCTATGATCCACTTTTCAATTTGTATTCTACTTAAATGCTCAGACTCTGCAATATTATTATTACGAGCAATAAGTAGAATGTTATCTACAAGCTAATTGAGTGTCATAATATATTATGTTTTAATAACGTTATAAGCCATATAACGCATTTTAAGGCTGTTATAGGCACTTTCTATTATTAGTAATACAATCCTTTAATTCAAGTAATAGCGGTCTTAAAAAGGCTTAAAATAAAAAAGGTTGATCTTATTGACCAACCTTATCCATAGCATTCTTCATATCCTAAGGGAGCATTTCCTTCATAGGTGGTGGAACCATCTAATTAGCTTTCCTTATTATATTCTTCAACTCACTGACTTCTTTCTATAGTTCTAATATTTTATCGTTCTCTCTAGCTGGTTCATTATCTACTCCCAGCTTATCTAATAATACTTGGCACTTAGCCATTTCTTCATCACATTTAGCTATTGCCTCTTTTCTCTATTTGTACGTATCATATTGATTACGTACTATATTTATAATTTCTTGTTTATCAGTAGATATAGTAAGACCTATGGAATTATCTGTTATAACTGACTTATTCTCAGGTATAGTAAACTTTTTAGTTTCTCCATTACACTATATAGTTATATCTACTACTTTCTTTCTGGGTTGATTAGGCATAGGGAACTATCCTGGTGGTAGTGGCTCATCATATATTGAACTTACTTGAGTAACAGAACCCTCATTATACTCAGTAGTTTTCTTGAATGTACCAACTACTTCTATTATATATACCTTGTCACCTATATTTAATTGATTGAATAACATAATAAGTTAGTTTTATAAGGGCTCAATTAAGAGCCCTTTTGTTTATTATTACGCACCTGGTGCGGTTATATTTGCAGGATAAGCATTCACTAACTAATAGACATTATTACATTTATTATAATATATTAAATATCTAAAGTTAAGTTGTAAGTCACCTGCTTGTACATCTTCTTGTAAAGCGTTGCGAAGCATAGATTGATTATTATTTTCACTGTTACCATCTGATAAACCTACTGGTAATGAAGCACTAGCTTCAGCAGAAGACTGTCTTACATCCAGAAAGAACAATCCTTCGTTTGGTAAACTTCTATACTCTTGATAATTAACGTCATATCTTACTTCAGTAGAAGTAGCTACTACACCAGTAGTTTTAAGTACTGGAATTCCAGATATAGTATTTAATCTTCTACGACGCCTTCCAAATAAAAATGGACCCCAAAATGGGAATAACGGTTGTACATTATAGAAAGGATACATAATTACCTCCTTTCTTTATTAGCAACCACAACCACAACCACTGTTATAACCTACGCCATTAAAAGCTGCGTCACCAGCATAAGCTCCCATAGCAGCAGCTCTAAATATTTCAGGATTATAGCATGACAATTGTGGGTAAGGAACGCTTACTGTATTAGGTAATTTACATTTAATACCATCCACATCTGACTGTAAAGAGTTCAGTTTAGTTACAATCGGAGCAGTAGCAGAGCTAATCATATTACCAAAAGTAGCTGTCTGATGTTCCTGACTCAACTGAGTAAGCAGTGTAGAGTTTCTCTCACGTAAGCTATCAATCTTATCAAGCAAAGCCTGATTCTGCATAGCATCCAACTTAGCGATTATAGATTGAGTATTAGCTGTGCCACTATCACGAAGAGCTAAAGTATTACTGTTCATAGTATTAACTAAGTTGTTAGTCTGATTACATACAGACAACTGGTTTTCATAACCCATCTTAGTAATATTGTTATTTACAGCATCAATAGATCTCTGAGTAGTGCAGCAGCAGTTAGCTAACTCAGAAGCAAGAGATGCATTACCAGAAGTAATGGCATTGATTACTTCACAGCTAGACAATTTAGTATCACAAGAAATCTGACTTACACCAGAATTGATAGTATTAAGAGCTGTCTGAACAGCATTAATATCACAATTCAAAGTATTAGACAGTGAGCTTATAGCTTCCTTATTGCCATTAATAGCTTGCATTAACAGGTTGGTATTAGCATCAGTATTCAGCTGAGAAGCTAAACGACCTGCGTCATTACCTCCACGACCGAAACCGTTTCCACCGAAACCACCGTTGTTCATCATAGCCATCAAAGCAGCCGGATCCATACCTTTATTAGCGTTTTGCATTAGAGCAGCAAGACCAGCGTCAATACCACGATCCTGCACAATAATTCTATCTTCTAACATAATTGATTTAATTTAAAAATTGATTTTTATTAATATCTAACGTAGCGAACAGCTTTGCCACGTCCATATTCTGAATAAGGTTCATACTCTTTTTCTCTTTCGAGCATACGTTCATAATCGTCTTCATAATCTCTAGCTCTGCTAGTAGAATATACTCTACGACCACCACGCATCATACCACCTCTTCTACCACCTCTACGGAATAAGCCGATACGTTCAAATTCGTCATCATCATCTTCTTCGTATTTATCACGCTTTTCAACTTCTTCCTCATAGCATTCCATTTCAGCTTGTCTGATCTTATCACACATAACATAAATATAGTAATACCACATCTTACCTTCATCAATGTCTTTATCATTGATCCAAGCCTTTGCTAATTCAACAAAATGCTTAGTGCTGTTAGAGTTAGTAATATTTATAATTACTTTGTAATAATCAGAATAAACCATGTTAAGTGCTACGAACCAATCGTAACGATTAAATCTGTTACCCAGACTTACTCCGTACTGATTAGCTAAGGTAGTAGTTTCCTCTATAGACCAATGTGGTCCACGAGTACCATCCTCATTTTCCATTTTACTTACAGCTTTACGGGCATGTTCCTCGTTGAAATGAGGACCGTGTTCTGCTTCGTAAGCCTTTACACGAAATATTCTATGCATATTATTATTGATTAATATTATTGAATATATTGATTATTATTTAGGTAACTCGATTATACGAGTATCAGTTACCTTAATTATTGGGTTACTGTTAACTATCTGATATTTTTTGGTACGTATCTTTTTCCAATCAAAGTGCCAGAACCTAACCCAGCCATTCTTATACTTATTACGATATTCTTTCTTCTCTTCTACAAACAAAATCTATTGATTCTTAATATCTAATGTGGCTTTAAGGATTGAGTCCTTTCTACTAACTATGATAGTTGTTAATGGATTAATTTTAAGTTCTTCGTCAAAATCTATTAGCTTGTGCTTTATAATAGTTCTAACAGAATCTTTAATCTCAGTATTGATTACATTTACATTAGTTAGGTTCTTGTCTTTGATTTTAAGCTTTTTCTAAGCATCCTTAGCTTCTTTTAATAAACTATCATTACTAGTATTTAGTTCTTCTATAGTAAGCTATAGTACTCTGTTTAACTATTCTTTCTAGGATGCTAGTTGTTCATAAGCTCTAACATTGTTAGTTATTCTGTCAATCTCTTTATTCTTTTTCTGTAGCTAATGGTTCTAAACAAAAACAGTCGCAATAAGTAAACTAACTAAACCTACTGCGACTGCTCTGAAATTCCTTGTAAACCAATTAACTATCTAATTCAGTATTGGAATCATCTGGTAATTCTTTATCTAATGATATATCTAAATATTTCTCTCCTTTTGCTTTTATAACCTTCTTGAGGATTTTCCATATTTTCCATTGAGGATATAAGTCGCTAAACGATTCTAGTAACGACCAAAACTCAACTAAGGCTATCATTCCTGCTACTATTTCTACAGCATGCAGGTTAATAGAGGTTACTACCAGCTAATCTATTATTGACGCACTAGTTATTGCTACTGCTGCATCTCTAGTCTTCCATATAGTTTTCCATGCTTTATGCGATTCAATCTTAGGATGCCCATATTTTTTAGAGACTTTATAACCATAGATAGCATCAAGTAGTATCAATATACCGACAGTAGTGATAGGAACCCATACAGGTGCGAATATAGAAAGTAGCCCAGTTATAACAGAAGCTACGCATTTATCCGCACTACTGAACATGTTCTTAAATATTGACATAGTATGTTCTCCTAATTGTTGGTAATTCATAGATAGTAGCTGATAATAAAAATCAAATAAAGCCCTATCAGATTAAAAGGGGAGTAAAATCTGATAGGGCTCGAAATTCCGTTTGAGATTATAATTATATAACGATAAGGTTTATTTAAGGTTTCTATTTTGAAAATCTTCTTGCATAAACTAATAGCTCTTTATAGCGTAATATTTTCTTTAATAGATTGATACCATTACAATGTTTAAGCCATCCTATATGACTACACATTTCTTGCTTATAATTTTCCATTGTAATGTTCTTTTTTCTATTCAATCTAGCAGCTTTCCTACACATACTACGCTTAATATTCTTTCTTACTAAAGTATAGTCATGCCTTATTACATAACCTACAAATGATATTCCTCTATCTTCCACTTTAAATACCTGATAGTTATCTTTAAAAGATAATTTTAAAGTAGCTATATACTACTTCATCTCTTCAAATAAACTCCATAGGTATTCTTTATTATTATGCAATATTACTATATCATCTGCATATCTGAAATAATATTTAACCTATTTATCTTCTTTAAGCCAATGGTCAAAGTAAGTTAGATATAGATTAGCAAAGAACTAAGATAAGTAATTACCAATAGGTACACCTTCTGCTGAGTCTATTATCTCATCTAATAGCTATAATAACTTCTAATCCTTTATCTTCTTTCTTATTATACCTTTTAATACTTCGTGGTCTATACTAGGATAGAACTTTCTGATATCTAGCTTAAGACAATAAGTAGTATTATCTACATCTTTTAAAGCTTCTTTAACATTATGTAATGCTTCATGAATACCTCTGTGTTTAATACAGCTATAAGTGTCTTTAATAAAGATAGATACCCATATAGGTTCCATTATATTCATTACAGCATGATGTACTATTCTATCTGGATAATAAGGTAATCTAAATATTAATCTTTCTTTAGGTTCTCTGATTATAAATGTATTATATTCAGAAGTTTTATACGTACCGTTAATTAAATTCTGCTATAGTTTTTTAAGTAATTCTTCTTTATTCTAGTCAAACTCTTTGATATCTTTTCTACTAGATTTATTTCTTCTAGCTTTCTTATCTGCTAAATATAAATTGTCTAAGCTAACAATCTTATCGAATAAATTATTATATCTCTTCATAAATAATATTTTCTGAAATACCTTCGTGCATCTTCGCTTTCGCTACCAATGCACTTAAGAAGCATGTCATATTTTACCAAGAGGTAAGGTTCAGCCCTTGATTTTTTGTCAGTTATAATTTTTTTAATGTATTTCAGTGTCCTAACATTCGCATTGGAATTGTCTAACTCATTGTTAGAATTCAAATTGAACAAACCTGCATTAGACTCATTGTCTGAGTTACTGCTGATTTACTCACGACTGCAACCTTTTATTGGTTAATTAAAACCAGTTTTCTTCAGATTCTATAGAATCCAATTGTTCATAATCCTCATCATTTAACTCTAATGTAGCTGGAGCAGCTGGCAATGCCGGTTCACCATAGAAGGTAATTCGAGTCCCAACAAGCGCATAGGAACTGACTAACCCATGGTAAGAAAGCAAAGCGAACAAACCCGCAAGAGACCCAAGGTCCGAGTGACCGCCGATCAGAAGAGTTCTAGGTGTAGCTGTAGCACTAGTCCAGTGATAATCACAATAATAAGTTGTAGCACTAGCTCCATTTCCTACTACAGTTGGGAATAGATCTGCCTAATTATTATTAACGAGTTTTTTCACATATTGATTAGTAATTGTACTTTCCTTAAAGTCTTGTAACTCATAACCTGCTGTAATTAACTGTTCTGCAGTAGGATTAGTTCCTCCTTCAAATGTACCAAACTTAGTATAGTCTTTGCAGATGTATACACTATTATCAGTACCAGCAACTACTACATCAATTACATTCTTCCATACATGACCAAATGGATTCTCAATACCACGGTATCTAGGAACATTAACTACCTTAGTACCAGTAGATGCACCTTCTGCATTAGTGTTAGTATGAGTATACTCAATTATACCAGTACCATTACCTAACGAATTAGTAGTACCACAGGGTACAAATGACCATGTATCAGCACCATTTACCTTTACAGCTCCTGTAGTTACACCTTCACCTAAACCACCTTGATGATAACCCTCTGCAGTTAAATTAGCATTAAATGCTTTCTGACTATTTAATGTAGCATATTCTACTACGAATAACCAAGTAAGATCTCTGTGAGCATCATAAGTATAGATATTCCAGTTATTAGTTCTATTATTGTTTCTAGCCATAGTCTGGAATTCTGTTCTAGTTTTGCTTACTATAGGAGCAGTATTACGAACTTGAGTTCTTAATAAATTATTATGACTTGAACTATCTAGATTTACACTTCCCTCATATGCACCAATATATTTCTTTTCTACTTTAGTATAACCAGGAAGATTGTATTCACTCATACGAATTTCAACTGTATTATCTGGAGTAGCTATAAGTAATCTATAATGTTCTGGAATTTCTACAAAAGCTTCTACACCAACCCCACTACTATCTTGAGATGAGGTAGTACCGTCTTCCCACTTAGTCCAGTCGTTTGCTTTTAAGTATTTCTTAGTATTATCCGTATTGCTGATAGTACACCCTCTCATCTTACTCTGGATAGGAAGTGTTTTATGCATTTCCATATTACCAGTACGTACACCATCAGGACTAGAACTATTAGCTAAGTCAAACTTAACACCATACCACAGTTCGTTTTCATTTCTACTAAGCTTACCAATCTCTTCATCAAGAGTAACTGCAGCACTTATAGCACTAGGACTATCTGCTAAGTAATTAGTACTTGATAAGTCAGGCATTTCATTAGCTTCAGTTAAACCTACCTTGTCATTTACTTTAAGTATAGTACTTCTAAGCTCTGTAATATCTTGATTTAAAGCTGTCTCTAAACTGTCAATATTACCTTGAAGTTCTGTATCCTTAGCTTTTAATCCGTTTACAGCTGCTTCTCTAGCAATCTTTTCATCATTAATAGCATCGGGAAGAGTTTCGTTGATAGCTATCTTCTCAGCACCAGTCATTAAACCAGCGACAGTATTAGTAGCAGGAGTAATAGTAATATCAGCTAAAGTAGACTATACATATTTACCTCCACTCTTTTCTACTCCAGTAAGACTGATAGTAATGTTATTAACATCTGTCTGATCTAACTGGAATGTACTTAATAAATTATCTGGCATAGAACCAACTACATTCTCCATAGCTTTACCCTTACCGCCATCATAAGCAGTACCAGTAATATCACCAATGATAATAGCATTAGAATCAATGTGTACCCATTGTGAACCAGACCATCTAAATTGATAGCTTACTTCACCAGGAGTTATATTAACATAGATTTTATCTCTTTCACCTACTATAGGAGTTTCATGTTCAGCATCTGCATATAACTGTATATTCTAAAGTACTCCAGTAGGAGATACAGTATAAGTAGCATATGCATCCATCACATCATCAACATATGAAGGCAATTGACTAGCAGGTACTTTACCATTGCCATCAAGTTCAGCAAGACCATTAGGTTGACCTTTTAATGCTTTGAAGTCTTGTAAGTCTTCATTCACATCATCAATCTTAGTATCCAGTCTATCTACTTGAGCTTTTACAGCAGCATCACCTTTATTAATAGCATCTACTATACTACTACCTTTAAAGTAGTTATTGCTACTATTGTCAGGCAAAGATATAATGTCACTATTCTTATCATAGTTTAAACCAACAGATTGGACAATCTCTTTAATGTGAGTCCATTGGTCTACATTAGCATCTCTATTCAGTGGTATCCATTTCTTAAGATCAGGACTATATGACTTAATAACATTACCAGTACTGTCTGTTGCTAAGTCAATCCAGTAAGAAACCTCTTTAGGATTTGGAGCATACTTAGATGCTATGAAATTAGGATTTTCTTGTTTAACCATATTTGCAAATATTTAATAATTAAATAATCTCCTGTTCTGGAGTATTGTATTCTTTCTATCTCGTATATTCATCATTGAAATATACAATATTGTTTTCATTATGTTATTGGATTTAATGCTACAACTTGACCAGCTTCAGTCTTATCAAAGTAATTAACTACAGCAAATTCCTCATCTGCTGCCTAACCGTCTCTACTGCTTACATAACTCCTAATAAACTGCTGACCTTTCTTTTCACTATTACCCGCTACATATCCATATCTGAATGCAGTACTTATACTATCGTTGTATATAGTGCCATTCTCATTCATAGCGATTACTTTAATCTATCCTTCCTCAGTCATAGTATCAGTATTCAGACATCTAACAGATCCTATTATTATATCTCCGTCTACATTAGTCTAATCATTCCATGTCTTATACTATTTACCATTAAATGTAACATAACCATTAACGGAAGTACTTAAAGTACCTTTATGTGTAAAGTCTCTCTATATCGTTAAATTGGGCATACCTTCTACGCTATCATCTACAGGATTAATTTTATACCATCTATCAACGTATTTAACAGCTTCTCCAACCCATATTTTATTAGGCATACCTTCTTCAGACACCCAACCATCTTTATCAGCGAATACAAATGATTGACCTGTTACTCCCATATCACTACCCTTCATTTGATACGCTTTTACTATAACTCCTCCTTTATAAGCAGTACATTCAACAGTCACAATACCGTCATTTTTATTTCCAAACCAGTTTCCTCTAAGCTATACAATTAACTATTCCGGCATAGTTAAACTAGGATCATTAGTATATACATCTTGTATGGATTTAATGTCTACCATTACACACTCTGCTCCAGATTGAGTATTATCACCGCCCCAGTATAAAAACGGTTGAGTTCTATTCTCAGAAGAACCCCAATTCCATCCTACGATCTCACTAGGGATACTAGGAGCGTTAGTGATGTTAGTACCGGTATCAAAATCTCTACCGTTAGAATTAGTCCATATGAATCTCAACTATATACTATTGAAATCATAGAAGTAAGCTACATCATCCCTAGTAGGCCATATATGATTTACTCCATCAAATACATCAGATATATTAGTATTGCCTACAGTTCTCTTTTGTAGGGGAACTGCTCGTCCCCCTGCTATACCTAACTCTAACATTACTCACTCTCCTCATCAATAATATTATAAGTCATACCTGCTACTTTAGTAAGCTAATTATATTCAGCTTCAGTACCAGTCCATATAGGTAATGATATCTTACCGTTATTAGCACTAGGTAATGCTAAAGTAGCACCAGTACCTTTGTTCATTGCCTGTTGTACCGGATCTAATACAGATATCTTATTCTCACTAATAAGTTTATTTATTAGCTGAGTAATATACTCTTCATCAAGTAATTCACCAACATTACCAAGATTATTTTCAATATTAGTAATCTTATTATTGATACTAGTTATACTCTGTTCAATATCATCTATACTAGATTCTAGATTAGTAATTCTATTATTAACATTAGTTATCTTACTATCTAGATTATTTA